TCGGCCACAACGTCTTCCGCGTCCACTTGGTCAGTTTCGGAATCCTGAACAGGTTGGTCCTCGGCTGCTTCCGTGGCGCGTTCGTCGTTATTTTCGACAGGTAGTTCGTCAGTTTCTACTATTGCTTCATCGGGTGTAGATTGTTCTCTGTCCAGAATAGAAGAAATTGCAAGTGTTGCTTGGTCTTCTGAATATCCAGTCCCGATATCCGGGGTATTGGTTTCGTAATCCATTTGTTCTCCAACTAATTGTTGTGTAATTATTTATGCGATAACGTGTATTTAGTATGCTTCGTCTTCATCGCTGGCTTGCTCATGCACGGCCATATCGATGTAGGTGTTGATGAATTTGTCCATCAGTCCGATGCTGCGGGCTTGCAGATGCAAATCCGCGACCTGTTCGGCCTTCATCTGCGATGTGTTTTTGAACTGCTCGAAAACCTCACGCTGGATGGCATCTTTGATGGTCTGGTATGCATGAGACTCGCGTAGAGAATGGGCCAATCGCCCACGCTCGATGATTTCCTGTTTCGTCATTTCTCTCCCTAGATTTGTGGCTGTTATGGCTGCATTGGAGCCTGCTGCGTTGCGGCCTGTTGAGCCATCATCGCTTGCTCGGCCTGCGCACGCTGCATCTGCATTGCAGACGCGTTCTCGGCCTGCATCATGGCGTATTCCACGTCATTGCGTGTGCGCTGTTGTTCGGATTGAATACGGGCAATATCGACCTGTGCGCGATATTTCGCCTCGATCTCTGCCTTCTTCAATTCGAGGTCTTGAGCCATACGGTCACGGGCAAGATCGTTCTCCACACGCAACTTATTCCACTCGAATTCGCGCTCGGCTGCATCTGCCTTGGCCTTCAAGTCGGCCTTCAACTGCTCTGACTGCGCGATAACCTGCGCTTCGGTTGGCTGTGGTGGCGCCGGTGGAACGGTCTGCGGATCGGTGAATTTGTTGCCTACGTCCTGTAGACCCAAGTTCTCGGTGATATCGACCAGCGTAGAATAGATGTTCTGCGGAGTAGCCGCGTTGACCTGCATTGCCTGCATCTGCAAGTTCAGCACGTTCATCAGCGTCTGGTTCTTGTATTCCTTGTCCATCAGACCGAATTCCACATTCGTTGAAACGTCCATGTCGGCATCCCACTCATCAATCGTGAACGGCTCGAACGTGTCGGTGAGTTTCTGAATATAGCGCTGCGCAAGGTCTGGCTTGTTCACGCACAAGTCGATGATGCACTTCGCGAGGTAGCGATAACCTGTGTTGGCGAACTGGTAGCAGACATGCTCGATAAGCATCTGCTGCGAGTTCTTGCGCTCCTTGACGCCGGTCGCCGTGACATCGGCTAGATCCGATGCGCTGAGCGACACCATGTTAGCGCCCACACCTGTTGCCGCGTCCTGCTGCGTGCGAAGCGCGTCAATCATCGGAGCCGCATTCTGCGCGACAAATGGCGTCTGGATAAACGACACACCGGCCTGCGGGTCTTCGCTTCGGATGGTGTTGCCAACTTGCGGGTTCATCGCATCGTTAATGTTGGTAACAGCGGGATTGATAACGCGGGTCGGATCGAGAACCTTATGGATATTGTCGATCTGTGCGCGGGTCAGTTTCGAAATCTGAATCTGCTCATTGGAAACGCGATCAGCAACGCCCTGACCAAACAGCGTGTTTGGAACCGGATAAGGAACGAGAGCCGCGTAAGGGAAAAAGCGTGATGCTTCTTCGTAGCCCAACAGCACCGGATCGTTGTTGATATCGCCCGCAAGCGTAAAGCGGTAATAGCGTGGCGTATCCCCGTCATTCAGCGCCATGCATGTGTAAATCTCATACACGTTTACATCGTTCTTACGACGACTGCGGCCTTGATCGAGATTGGCAATGCTAGAGCGTTCCAGCGCGACACCATCGGTTTTCTCGCTGGCATAGGAAATGCTGTTCACGAGTTCCTTGTTGAAACCTCGCTGAATCAATTCCTGCTTTGTCGCGTATGCGCGGTGGCCTTGGATATGCGCGTTGACACCGCCAGTTTCAGGGCAAAAATCCGCATCTCTGGAAACGATGAAATCTTCAACGGCAACCACCGTGAATTTGAACCTGGGGGTTTTCTTGATGCGTCGGATTGGAATGTCGCGCACCATAGGCAGCATTTGCTTTGCCTGACCTAGCAGCGCTTCCGGGTCCAAACCCTGCTGCTGTCCCAGTGGTGCCAACTGCGACATCAGTTCATCGGGAAGTTCCTGCTGATAATCAGGGCCAGCCTCATAAACGATGATCTTCCCGGCTTCGCGCTGATCCATAAGATCAACCAACTGCTCGTCCGTAACGCCTTGCAGCACTTCCAATCGGCCTTCTGTGTTTTCATCATCGAAACTGACGTTGACCACGCCAAGGCCATAAAGGGCAGCGTTTTTGAACCAAGGGCTGATCGTCGCAACATGCGAGTTTTTGTCTCGCAGGACGAAATTGATAACGCGGTTCTGCTGCTCGGCCAGTTTCTTGTCGTGGGGATCGAGCGTGTTGGGCGAGAACGTGACTACGGATTTTTGAGATTCGAAGATGCTGACGGTTTGCGCTGTAAACCAGTCAACGCGCTCTTGAACGTCATTGCTGACGAATTTCGAGCGGCGTTTAATCTTCTCATCGCCTGCCATTGGCTGACGCATGTACTGCTTTAGGTTCGTTTCCCACTGCTGTTGCAGGGTCGAGTTTGCAAAACTGATGCAGTCGGAAACACTCTGCGAGATTTCGCCGTTTATGCGTCGGGCTTCGTCAGTGTCGTTCGTTTTGAATGTTTTAAAAGCGCCATGTGCTTCATAGAGATTCTTGATGTCTTTTTGTTTTGCCATTGCCACTTTCGAAAATTACTTCATGAAATACCTATTTGTATTTATTGGAATTGCCGGTTTTACTCGTACATGAAGTCATTTTCGTAAGTCAGTCGAATAGTAAACGTGTTGTCTCCAACAGTTTCGCTATGGTAAAACGTCAAGCAAAGAGCATCTGCATAGTCAGGAGAACGCTTCAAGCGCTTTCTCATGTCCTTCTTGGCTTCAATTTTATATTTGGGAAATTCTTCAAACTGGGGCGCGAGCAGTTCTGCGATTAAGTTTGGATCGTTGGGAATGCACTTGTTTCCCTCGGCAAACCAGTTGCGACATTCAACCCATAACTGGTCACGCAGATTGTAATAGAGGTTGGACTTGCGCGTGGGTTTGTTGCTGACTGTGACCCTTGTTACGGGCAGTCCAAGACGCGCCATTGCGTCCGCGACACCAGCGCCGATACCGATAACGTCAACGCAGATGCTTGACGGTCGCTCGTAGATCGGTGTCTTTTGAAACTCGTCTAGTACGGCTTCTGCCAGTTGAACCGTGTCGAGTTGGTCCCATTGTCGCAGAATGCTTGCGACGTTGTCGTGGCGTCGCATGAGGACAGTTTTGTCTTTGCCCTTGCCCGATGGATCGAGGCCCCAATACTTCTTCTTCTCAGGGCTTGGTATCGCATCAGTGTTGTTGACTGCCGCCTCGATCAGTTCCTTGCTGATAAGGCTGTCTGTGTCGCTGGTGGGGAATTCACCCAGCGCCATAACGCGATACTTGCGACTGGTGACACCGCCGTAGTTGTGGGCAATTTCCTCGTACTTGGCGTCGGTCATGAAAGGACCGTCACGCATGGTGCCGTGTATCTTCACCCAATTCGGGCTTACGTTCTCGTCGTAGAAGGTGTCGTAAAAGAAACTGTCGATCTTATCCGGGTTGCTGACCAAGCAGAGTTTCGGATTTGGATCGCTCATCACGTTCATGAAGGCGTCGGTGAATAGATCGCGATCTACACCTGTGGCCTCGTCAACGATGAGGAAGTTATTGCGCTTGTGAATACCGCGAGCACCAGCGGGATTGTCCTTGTTGGCAAGACGAAACTCGGCAAAGCAATTCGCAGATGCATTCTTGCGCTCAACCTTCGTGGCCGTCGCCTCGTAGAAGTCAGCGATAATCGGGTCCATGCGCGTGTGCAGGCTCAACACTTCGTTCCAGAACGCGCCTTTCAACTGCGCTTCGTTTGGACCGAATACGGTTACTTGCACTTCATCGAACGTGATGATTGCCCACCAGAGCAAGATCGCCATGCTCATCGTCTTGCCAAAACCAGCACCGCCACGAATGGTGATGAGTTTGTTATCTCGGAACGCTGTTACGATTTCGATCTGTTTGGGGGTGAGTTTGATGCGGAACAGTTCATCGGCGAAGGCGACAATATCAGTGCGCCAGACGCTTATTGATGCAGCGATTACCGCTTGCTGCTGCGGTGTGAATTGGACCTTAGACGGCCTCTTATAGTTACTCATACAGTCCTTTCGGGTATTGTAAGTTGTATGAGTATTTATTCGCGGCAACGAAAAACCCGGCCATTTCGGACCGAGTTCAAAACGTCATAACCCCCTAATTTGAGGGGTTTTTGGTTAAATAGCGGAGAACCTATCAACCAGAGGAAATCGCTATGGCAACAACGCTACGTGTTGATCTACCCGGATATTACCGACGCACTGCAATCGAAGATATCATCGTCAGCAATCCGAAAATCACGGCGCTGGAAGCAACGAAAGCATTTGTCGAGCGCAAATACGGTGGCTGGATTGAGACTAAAATCCCGAGAGCGGATTTCGAAATCTACGAGATTGATGAAGACGGCTTTGAGGTGGAATTCGTGAATGACACCCATGCGGCCCTGTTCGTTCGTGAGGTAGGCGGCAGAAAAATTGAGAGAACTACAAATGACCCGCAAATATAAGAAAGTGCCACCGGAACAGAAACTGATCGACGGCAACACTCCGATGACAACAAGCCCAAGCGGACGAAGATATCCAATGACTGACAAACAAATTGAAGGCCGCAAACGCGGTGGATTTCAGAAAGGCAAATCTGGAAATCCTAAAGGTAGACCCCGAGTGCCAGATGACGTGAAAGCGGCCCTGCTTGGTCATTCACTTGAGGCGGTGGCAGTTGCTTACGATCTGATGATGAACAGCGAGAACGACATGGTTCGCTTGAAGGCCACGGATAAGTTCACCGATCCGTTCGTGAGCAAGGCAGCATCCAAGCACGATCATGATGTTGTCGTGGTCACCCACAGTGACTTGATGACCCGTCTGGCAAAGGCACGAGAACTCCCGCTGGAACTGACCGATTACCAAGTGATCGAACAAGATAAGCAGCCATAAAAAGTCCTTAGGGCGCTCTTCCGCTAGCGGGCGTGCTTTTGCAGCACAAGCGCTGCGCCCGATGCTTGCCGCGCTTCCTTGACTGCTCTGAGGCATGGCCTGGCACACATGATGCGCTTGCGCTGCGAGATGAATCCAGTTGCGTATGTTCTCGTTGCGTTCTATTTTGCCTTATGCCCGATAGAAGCCTTGGCCGTGCCAGTGAGAAACGTATGATGGTGGTTGCCACTTGCAAACAATGCAAGCGGGAAGCAAAGGCATTTGCAAGCGATCTGGCTAGCGTCTACGGGAGACACAGGGACTATCGCACCATCAAGTTCCGATGTGAGAAATGCGATCCCGGCGCATGTGAAATCTATCTGCAACCAGACGGATTCGATAGGGTGCCAGAGCAGATCGTATGGCGACCAGTGGTCATCAAGGACAGGCAGTAGTGAACGAGATTTTCCGACAACACATTGAAGCGCTTCATCCAAAATTTGAAAAATTGATATCAATGCCCCCTGTAAAAGCAGGAGTTTTCATCGAAGTTCCTCCACCTCGCGGCGTTTATTTGTTCAGCGAGGGCGAAAACCACTTGTATGTTGGCCGCACCAACAGACTTCGGCAAAGATACAGAGACCACTGTAGGCCGAGTTCGAGCCATAACAGCGCCCCGTTTGCATTCAAATTGGCCCGTTTTGCAACCGATAAACTCACGCGATCTTATGTAGCGGGTCCACTTACACGGAAGGGATTGTCAGCGAACGAGGAATTTGCAGCCGCATTTATCGTGACCAAAGCGAGGGTCGCGGCAATGGATTTTCGCTATGTGGGCGAAGACGATCCAAATCGGCAATGTTTGCTGGAAATCTACTGTGCGATAGCACTGTCTACGCGATACAATGATTTCGACAACAACTGAGATGAATGAGGATCGTCTTAATCGGCTATTATCTT